CATTTGTGGTCTAGGCATGACCATATTAGAATATCTTTGATCTTGCTGCATATTAGTTGGTTGAGCTGCAGGGTCTTGAGGTGAAGCACTTGCTCCATCTTCTGGTGTAGCATCTGGATTATTTGCTGCTATATCTCTAGCATATTGTGTTAGATATTGAGCAGGGTTATTTCCTTGAAAATATCTTTGTTCAGGTCCAAATCCTGCCATGTATCCACCAGGTATTGGTCTAGTTCTTCTAGCTATTGGTGCATAAGCATTAGAATTAAATCCTAAATTCATATTAGTGTAAGGATCGTAGCCACGACCACCTCCGCTACCACCATTACTACCACCGCCACCAACACTATATCCTGAATTAAAACCATCATCTATATCATAAATAATTGATTCTGAACTTGAATTACCGCCTGTATAAAAACCTGTTCTACCGCCTGAAGCCATTGGTATCATTTCAGGATATCTTTCATACATTCTTTTTTTACGTTCTTCTTCATCCAATCCCATTTGTATCATCTGTCTTTCAAATTCTTCTTGTGATGCTATAATACCTGCTGTACCTGCTGCTGTTCCTGCTGTTATTCCAGCAGGACTCATTGCTGCTCCTGCTAAAGTTTTCATGCCTGCATCAAATCCACCAGGTTGACCAAATATAGCTTTTCCTGATTCAAATAGTGTAGATTGACTTGTAATTCCAGGTGTTAAACTTTGACTTGCAACATTAGCAGCTTGACCAGAATTGCCAGTCAATGTTCCAAAACCACCACCAGCTCCTTGACCAAAGGTACTTGTTACTGCTGGGTCTATAGCTGCATTTGTTACTGAACTTGTTGCTGCATCTACACCAGGAGCTACGCCTTGTGCTGCTGTATTTATAGCTTTAGCTCCTACACCTGCTGTAAGACCTGATAGTAATGCTTTAGAACCAGAGCCACCTGTTTGTGCATAAGTAGCTAAACCTGCTCCTATTCCTGTTAATGCTGCTGCACTTAATCCTGCTGCTGTCCCTGTTCCTAATATACCACCTAATACAGCAGGACCTAACATTCCACCTAATAATGGTGCTAAGAAAGGTAAGAAAGCTTCTGGCTGTCCTGTATCTGGATTAATAGTAAGTGGCATAGCACCTGCTAATCCTTTAACTTCTGCAGGATTAACATGAAGAAGCATAGAATCGCCAAAACGACCTTGAGCTGCCACATTTTTAGTTTGTTGTTGAATGTCCATTATCTATCTTCCTCTTTTGTTTCACAGCCAAACATGTTAAAACTCATGTCAACCGCACTTGTATAAACTTTTACTACATCTGTTTGATTCAATGTTATCCCAATTACTAGGGTTAGTGAATCGTTTGCCGCTACTGATTTATCATAATATATAAATTGTTTATCATTAGCAGAAGCCCCATCTACATGAACACTTAATCTAAATGTTATAGCTGATCCTGTTCTGTTTGCTGCAACTATAGAACTAACAGTTGTCTGTGTCATATTAGGAACTGTATATAATACTGTTACTGTTGTTGCCGCAGGGTCTAGTTGACCTAATACTTTTAAATTATCAGCCACTTGTCATCCCCATTAATAAAAATTGATGTCTTTTTACGCTCTTGCTTGATACTACATCTTCTAGTTTCTTTAATCTAATTACTTCTATAGCTAAATCTTGCACAGCTTGTTCTATAATCCTTCTTGTAACTGCCTCATCTAAGGTGTTATATTCTTGATTTGCTAAAGGTAATGCTATTGTTTTAGGATTTGCCATTATCTTTTACCATCTGGTCTTATATCTAATCTTAGATCACCTAATCTCCAACCATAATCGTTAGATGAATTAGAAACTCTGATAGCACATTGCCTGCTTCTTGCTCTTGTATTTGTAAAGGTAGAGTTTGGAGTAACTGATACAGTAGATAAAGTAGACAACTCTTGTAATGGGTAGTCTCTTCCTTTAATAGTAATAGTTACATCATCTGCTGTGGACTGTTGATCTCTAAATTTAATATCAGGTATTACTTTGTTTACTGCAGTAAACTTTTCTCCATCTGGGTCTAAGTCAAAATCACTTGATTCTATATATGCAGTAAAGTCACTACCATCATCTCCATGTCCTAGCTCATGTGCGTAAATAAAATTGTTATTATCTTCACTATTATTTTTACTTGTAGCTATTGGGTTATCTAATATAATAGCTTGATCCCATGCAGTTCTTACAAAGTTATCTGCTGTTGTTCCAATAGACCAAACTTGTTCTAGATAATTAAACATTACATATTTATCTACTTCTAAACTATCACCTGATGGATAGAACCACATTATTTCATTAGCACTATCATTAACGGCACCAAATATTTTAAATGCCTGACTTTTATTTATATCGCTTAAAACATAATCTAATACAGTACATGGCAATCTTTGAGCACTACCAGAGTAACTATAGAATCCACCATTATCCATAAAGTAAACTTGATTATTAGCATTTACTGCTGCATTAGGAGATATTAATGATGGACCATGTGCCACTTCATTAAATGAATACACGAATGGTGATCCTACAAATCTCATAGAGACTATGCCAGCATCTGTCCATATAAGTATTTCTTGTCTTGTTCTTAAAGCTCCTATTATTGTAGAGCCCATTGATAGTTGCACACCACCAGCTTGATTTGTTGCTGTAGGTGTCCAGTTTATTATGCTTTCTGTATCTGAGAATCTTACTAATAAAGGATCAATTGCTGTTCCTCCTATAGGATTGCAACCAAAAGCTATAACATGCTTGTCTACATCAGATAACATTATCTGTAATACTGCTGTTGGCACATTGCTAGCATTACTTAAAGTTGTTGCTTCTACTGCTCTTGAATTGCCACCAACAGATTCATCCCAGTAATAAATACCTCCAGCTCTAGGATTTAATAATAAATCATCACCAAAGTTATCTATAGACCATAATCTTAATTGGTTTGTAAGAGTAAGATCACTTGCAGAACCCCATGTAGAAGCACCCCAAGTACCAGAACCCCAACCAGTTGATTGAACATATACATCTAAACCTGAGTTTATTTGATATACAGCATCAGCACCTGATCCGCCATTACCACTATCACTACTATTTGCTGTAGCTGTAGCTGTAAAGGTAAATGTATCTACGCTTGCTACACCAGTAATTTGATATTCTTGATTTAAAACAGCAGCAGTAATAGCACCGCCTAAACTAGCAGCACCAGCTAATGTTACAAAATCTCCCTTTACAGCTCCATGTGCGTTATCTGTTGCTGTTATGGTTGTTGATCCATTAGTTGCATCAAAAACAATACCATTGGTTGTTGTAGCTCTTATAGGAGTTACGTCAGAAAAAACATTACCTTCTAAAACATAAAATTTTTGATGAGTTCCAAGTGTTATATAGTTAGTACCACCAGATGCTCTATACACAAATATCTTTCTAGAAGTGCCTATAAAACTTTGTGTGCTTAACTTTTCCCAGCCACCTATTCTTTCAGGTCTGCCTTTTCTAAATCTAACTTTGTCAGCATCAAACCAGCCACCTTCGTTACTATAATTAGTACCTTCTTTGTTTATTCCTGGTTTAAATACATATTTTCTTAATGTCATGTATTAAACCTCGTGCCATTCCTTGCCTTCAAACAATAAAGCTTCAGCTTCTCTTCTTCTAATTAAACCTTCAAGAACTTTTCCGCCTGCTTTATTCCAACGCTTAATTTGTGCAGGTACATCTTCATAGTTACCTTTGTTTAAAACTTTAAGCATAGTAGATGCTTTTAAATTAGATGGTCCTAGGTTAAACGTCCAAGACACCAAAGCATCAAATTGATGTTGGCTCATTGGCATTTCTACAGCATCCATAACAGATTCTTCAAACTCTTCTAAGTCTTTTGTTAATAAATTTTCTGCTTCTTGTTGAGTTACTAAGTCTCCTTCTTTAACATCCTTAGTATGCCCATAACCTATTGTTAAAACATCTGCTGCACATTTGTATGCGTTGTATTCGCAGCCTTCAAATTTTTTAATTAACGATATTCCTTCTTGTGATATTTTCATATTTAATCCTGTTTGTGCGAAGCTCCAAAGTAAAAAGAGATTACAGCACTAGCTAAACCTCCTAAGTAACCAAGGACTAAGTTAATAAGAGCTTCTGAATTTTGTTCTGGTGGTTGTAGAGTTACTAAGAATATGTAACCCATAAAGCCACCTACGATTACTATACCCATTATTCTAGCTGTCCAATCTTTACTAAATTTACCTCTAGCGTCTTGTATATCGGCTGTTTCCATAGCGAATACATCTACTTCTAGTTCTTTCATTTGTAACTCAAAAGCTTGTTCAGACTTTTTAAGTTCTAACATTTGCTCAGGAGTAGCATCAGCCAGTCCCTTTTCTATTGACTTAGAATTATTAGGTACACCTAATACATCAGCAATCATTTTGGTTGCCATGCCGCCCATTGGACCACCAAGAGCTGTTCCTAGTGTAGGAGCTACAGCACCAACTATATTTTTTAATAAATTAAATTTCATAATATCTCCGTATGTTCAGTATATATCTTTAAAGCCTTAGCTTTTCCTTTAACTTTTAAGTCCTTTAAAGATTTTAACTCAAAACTACAACTTTTGGCAGTTTCTTCTCCTATAAGAATATCAACTCCAGCTTCTTTGGTTCCAGATTCAAGTCGAGCTGCTACGTTTACGCAATCACCTATTGCGGTATAATCAAATCTAGTATCTGACCCCATATTACCTATAACTGCAAAACCTGTATTTACTCCAACTCCTATCTCTAATCCTAAGCCAGATAGTTTTACTTGATTTTGTATTTCTTTAGCGCAAAGCACTGCAGCTTCTTCGTGATTTTCTAAGTCTATCGGTGCATTAAAAATGGCCATCATTGCATCGCCAATATATTTATCTACCATTCCATCATAAAATTTTACAGCGTCAGCTTGGATGGTCAAAACTTTGTTCATAATCTCGGTTACTTCTTCTGGTTCTAATTTTTCTGACAAAGAAGTAAAACCTCTGACATCTGTAAATAAGAAAGTACATCTTCTTCTTTCGCCACCAAGTTTTAATAACTCTGGATTATCTTGTAATCTTTTAACTTGTCTTGGGTCTAAGTAATGTTCAAATTGTTTTTTGATCTGTTGACGCAATTTAAACTGCTTTCTAAAGTTTAAATAGAAGGCAATAGCTCCAGTTATGAATTGTGAGATGAAAGTCCATGAAAAGTCTATTAAAAGGCCCTTTTGGATGCTAAAAACTCCTGAGAGCGCCGTAGTGAAGAGTAAAATAATAGCTATGCTTACGCCCTTAGTTATACCTAGATAGTTAATCACAAACCATGTCAATGACACAAAAATTGTAAAAATTAAAATTTCCAACGCTAGAGCAAAGTCTGGAATACGTGGAGAGTTTTCTATAAGAATTGACTCAGATAATGCAGCTTGAATCTTATGAGGTTCTAATAATCCAACTGGAGTTGCCACTTGAGGCATAATTCCATTTGCTGTTGTTCCAATGAAAACAAATTTATTTGCAACGTCCATGTCTTTTAAATTAGTTTGTGGTGTGTCTACCCAGCTAATCCATTTACGACCAAGACTATCTGTTTTAACTGGTGGTATTCCTCTGACTGATATCTCTTGTATACCATTATCATTTGTAGTGATAATGTAAGTTTTTGCTCCTGTTAACGCTTTTAATACTTCTGTGCCAAAAGCAGGAACATATCCATCTGGAGTTTTTAATAACAAAGGTATTCTTCTAACTAGGTTATCTATATCTACTGGAGCAGATGCAATTCCTTGAGATGAATTTTCTTGTAGTATATTAATGTTTTGAACCACTCCTTGAGTAGGTATGCCACCAGGATTCTTTCCTTTAATAACTGTGCCTGTAGTTTTTGGGTATTGTCCGTTTGGATTTTCAAACATCGCTAATACAGAATTAGTGTAGCCTAGGGTTTGTGCAAAGACTTCATCGCCTCCCATCCTATCTGCTTGAGGAAAGCTTATAACCCAGCCAACTCCTATGGCTCCCTTGTTAATAAGATCAACTTGTATTTGAGCAAGACTTCTTCTTGGTATAGGCCAACCTCCTTCTCTAGCTACATCTCCCTCTTCAATATTTAATATTACAAAATTACCACTAGGCTCTGGAGTTGTTACAAAGGCATCAAAGATTTTTAATTTAAGTATCTCTGTAGGTGTTGATTGGAATACTAATGGCAAGGATAGTATTACAAGAATCGGAAGTATTAACTTATTCATTCGCCTTGAGTTATGGTT